TCATAAAGCGAGACTACTGGAAAAACTGGGACAAGCCAAAGGCCCCCAAGTGTGAATCCATCATCCAGTCTTGGGACACCGCCTTCTCCAACAAGACCCGCTCCGACTACTCGGCCTGCACGACATGGGGCGTGTTCATTGACGAGGAGGAGGAGCGCGAGCAGCACGTCCACAAGCTGATCCTTCTCGATGCGATCAGGGGCAAGTGGGAGTTCCCGGAACTGAAGAAGCAGGCCAAGAAGCACTACGAGGAATGGGAGCCGGATATCTGCCTGATCGAAGCGAGGGCAGCGGGTCACCCGCTGATCTACGAACTGAGGCAGATGAACATCCCGATACAGGAGATCGTCGTCGGCAGGGGTGGAACCGGCAATCCCAACGACAAGATTTCACGGGTGAACTCGATCACCGACATCTTCTCCTCCGGCATGGTCTATGCCGCCAAGATCAAGTCTTGGGCGCAGGAGGTGATCGAGGAATGTGCCGCCTTCCCCGCCGGGGAACATGACGACTACGTCGATACCGTCACCATGGCGATGCAGCGCTTCCGCCTCGGCGGATGGATCGGAACCAGCCTAGATGACGACGACGACAGGAAAGCTAGGGTTAGAAGGCCGATGGAGTATTACTAACAACCGTCGGTCTTACCTGTTTCTCAACTCATTGGGACGGCACATACCGGCCCGTCGCGACTATCTGGTGTCGCAAATCAGGAAATATCAAAGGAACGACAGATGGCGATCTCCCCGGCCATGATTCCCATGCAGGACGAAATGCCGCCGACAGGTGGCCCGCCTCTCGATATCGAGATCACCCCCGATGGCGCTCCGCCGATGGAAATGGGGATGCCGCCGGAGCAGGAATCGGATCATCGCGCCAATCTGGCCGAGTTCCTTGAGGAGGACGAACGCAAGAAGATCGCCTCCGACCTGATCGCCATGGTCGAGGCGGACGATCTGACCAGAGCCGACTGGATCGAGACCTATGCGAGCGGTCTCGACTATCTCGGCTTCAAGGGCGAGGAACGTTCCGAACCCTTCAAGGGATCGTGCGGCGTCTACCACCCGGTGATGACGGAAGCTGTCGTCAGGTTCCAGTCCAACGCCATCATGGAAGTCTTCCCGGCATCCGGCCCCGTGTTGACCCGCATCCTCGGCGACGACCCTCCTGAGAAGGTAGCGCTGTCCAAGCGCGTCAAGGAGGAGATGAATTACCAGCTAACGGAGAAGATGAAGGAGTACCGCAACGAGACCGAGATGCTGCTGTTCAGGCTGCCTCTCGCCGGGTCTGTTTTCCGGAAGGTCTGGTACGATCCGATCAGAAAGCGCCCCACCGCCTGCATGGTCCCGGCAGAGGACTTCATCGTTGACTACGGCTGTTCCGATCTGGAGTATTGCGAGCGCTACACACACCTCCTGAAGAAGACGGACAATGAGGTCAAGAAGCTACAGCGAGCGGGATTTTATCGTAAGGTCAAGCTGGCTAAGGCGCAGCATGAGCCGCCGCCTACGGGTAAGGAGAAGGAAGACGAGATCACCGGTATCGAACCCTCTGCACAGGTGGATAGCCGCCGTCATATCTATGAAGTCCATACCGTCTACAACCTCCCCGGCATTTTTGAAGACCCCGACGACATCGCCGACCCCTACATCATCTCAATCGATAAGACCTCTCAGGAGGTACTTTCGGTCTACCGCAACTGGGCGGAAGGTGATGAACCGGATCGCAACTCAGAACAGTATTTTGTCCATTACCAATACATGCCGGGTCTGGGCTTCTACGGCATTGGCCTGATCCATCTTATTGGTTCCATGGCCAAGGCCGCGACCTCGATCCTCAGGCAGCTTGTAGACGCCGGTACGTTGTCCAACCTCCCCGGCGGTCTGAAGACGAGGGGTCTCAGGACCAAGGGCGACGACACGCCGATTGCTCCCGGCGAGTGGAGGGACGTGGATGTCCCTGCCGGGACCATCGCCCAGAACCTCTTCCCGATGCCCTACAAGGAACCCTCTGCGGTTCTCGCGGGATTGCTGGCCTCACTGGTCGATGAGGCCAGAAGGGTGGGTTCCATCGCCGATGTCGAGTTCGACGCTTCCGCTCAGAATGCGCCGGTAGGCACGACGCTGGCTCTCTTGGAACGCTCGCTCAAGGTCATGAGCGCGGTCCATGCGCGCCTCCATGCGTCGCTGCGCCGCGAGTTTGTCCTGATAGCCAAGGCGATTCACGACTACATGGACGAGAAATATGCGTGGGATGCCGAGGGCAAGTTCAATCGTCGGGAGGATTTCGATCCGATGTCCGTCGATATCATCCCGGTATCTGACCCGAATGCCTCGACGCAGGCCCAGAAAATCATGCAGATGCAGGCGGTCCAGCAGCAGGCCGCGATGAACCCTGAACTCTATAATATGAAAGAGCTTCATCGCGCCGGTCTCCAAGCCATCGGCATCAAGAACGATGAGCGCATCCTGCCGCTTGACCAGCCTCCTCCGTTGATGGACCCGGTGCAGGAGAACATGGCCATGCTGACATCGCAGCCGGTCAAGGTCTACCCGGAGCAGGACCATACCGCTCACATTCAGGTGCATCTCAGCCTGATCACCGATCCCAAGATACTGGAGATGCTGAAAGCCTCGCCTTCCGCAGCCAAGATGCAGGGGGCCATGGAAGCCCACATGTCCGAGCATCTGGCGCATCAGTACCGTGGCGAGATCGAGCAGATGATGGGCACGGCGTTGCCGCCTATCGGCGAACAGCTTCCGCCAGAGGCCGAGGCAATGATCTCCCGCGCCATCGCCGACGCTTCGGTGCGCCTGAGGGAACTGCACGAAGCGCAGGCGCAGGAGAAGATGAACCAGCAGATCGCCGCCGATCCGGTCTATCAGCTTCGCGAGCGCGAGATTGCCGTCAAGGAGGCCAAGCAGAGGCACGAAGAGCAGAAGGACGGCATCGACCGCGTCATCGAAATCGCCAAGACGGGCAAGGACGAGCAGATCGCCTATGCCGAGATGCAGAGCCGCGAGCGTCAGGCCGGGGCGAGGATCGGTGCCGATCTCGTCACCTTCGGCGCGGACTTGCAGAGCGCGGAACGCAAGGAGGGCGTGGCGCTCGGAAAACAGATCGCGGAAAACCTCCGCACCCATGTGCAGGCTGGCCAGAAGATGGCGCAGGACGATGCCGAGAAGGAACGCGGCAGGCAGCATGAGGCCCATCAGAAGGCCATGGATCGTCAGGCGAAGCTGCGCGAAGCCCAGATCAAAGCCTCTGCCAAGCCCAAGACACCCGCTAAATGAACGTCGCCGAGACCCTCGTCGCGCAACTGGAACGTGAGGCCAACAGGGTCAGCGGCATGATCTTGGCTGGTTCCTGTTCCGATTATGTCTCGTACCGGGAACTGATCGCCCAGTTGAAAGCACTGGAATTTGCAATCGAAACTGCCAACAAAGTGCTTTCAGGAGACGAGGACGAGGATTGACGCCCCTGCAAGGGGGCGCGTATTTTAGCATTGTTCACTTCGGCTTTTCCCCAATTGCCGAATTTTGCTCTCTGATTTTGACCCCGCCGCCGTGCGGGGTTTTTCTTTGAAGGGAATGGTCATGGCAAAGGCACCTCCGTACCCGCAGGAGAAGAACCCCTACTCCGGCAAGGGCGAGAAAGAGAGTACCAACAAGCAGTACGAGACTGAGAAGGCCGTCATGGACGCCGAGAAGTCCATGGCGATCAAGCAATTCCGTGGCGAGGGAGCCGCGAAGGGCAAGAAATACATCTAACATCGGAGAAGGAATGTACTCCGCGCAGATACAGGAGGTGGCGGAAGCCATCCTTCCGATACCGACAGGCTATAAAATCCTCGTCGCGATTCCTAAAATTGAAGAGAAAACGACGGGCGGCATCATCCGTCCCGACATCCTGCGCAAGGCCGAGGAGACAGCCTCGATCTTCGGATGCGTCGTTTCCTTGGGTCCGGACACCTACAAAGATTTCAACAAATTCCCAAGCGGGCCTTGGTGCAAGACCGGCGACTGGGTCGTGTTCCGCTCTTACTCCGGCACACGCCTTAAGATCGAAGGGCAGGAATATCGCTTGATCAACGACGATACGGTCGAGGCCGTGGTCGATGATCCGCGCAAGATCGAAAGGGCATTCTGATGGCAAAGCCTCTCGACTCGGATTTCATCGAGGAATT